TGCAGAAGATGTAAATGTAAGTGGAACTTTGACTGCTGCCACCTTTAGCCCATCAAGCGTATCTGGCAATGTTGCAATAAATATTAACAAGCCATTATTTGCTAACGGGCTGAACGTATCTGGAACATCAGTATATGCCGATGATATATCTTCTTCCGCTGGTGCTACATTCTTAGGCACCGTTATTGCGAACACCATTGAAGCCTCAAGTAGCATTTTCGCCGGTGGACACATGGAGGTCACAGGCAATATATCAAGTTCCGCAATTGTTAAAGGGCACCAGCTTGCTATCCAAAACGGATTCCAAATTACAGGATCTGGTAAATTACACGGACCTCTAACAATTCAAGCCGGAAATATCTCTTGTTCCGTGGGGGCAAGCTTCCTGGGCGGCATCATTGCAAATACCATTGAAGCCTCAAGCAGTATAATGACTGCAGGGGCACTAACAGTTACTGGTTCTATCTCGGGTGCAGCAGGCATTGCCGGTCACTCTTTAAGTATTCAAGCTGGTGCCACCGTTACAGGCTCTAGTATCAACCATGGTCCGTTGACATTGCAAGGCACACTATCTTCTTCTGGCGGAGCCACCTTCCTTGGCTCTATATTTACCGAAGATGTAAATATAAGTGGCAACGTCATGATGACACAACAGGCACCAGATGATCTTGGCGACGATACCACCGCTATTGCAATATCCGAAATGCTAAAGGGAATAGCCACAGTTACGCCAACACAAAATCGCAGTAAAGCTACAGATACAGCAACCAATATTGTAGGCGGAATGACCAATCCAGAACCTAATTCATCATTTGATTTTGTTATTTTAAATGCCGCCACAGGTCCAGATAAAGATATAACAATGACTGCTGGAACTGGTGTTGATCTTGTAGGAAACATGGCAATTCGATCCGAGGATTCAGCCAGATTTAGAGTGAGAGCAACTAACGTTGCCAGTCCAGCGGTTAGCATTTATAGAATTGCATAGACAAGAAAAGATATAACCAATATTATGTGGCATTTAATGAATTTGCAGACTATTTAATTGTGACAAGTTTATGTACAATGGAGTGAATCTATGTCTTCTATGTTAGAAAAAGCAATTGTTGATGCATCAGCATTAAGAGAGGCGGCTATGAAAAATGCCGAATCAACAATACTAGAAAAATATTCAACAGAAATTAAAGATGCAGTTGACATGCTTCTTGAGCAGCCCGAAGAGGAAGAGGGGCTTGAGGATATTATGGGAGGAGATCTCGGAGCAGAACTTGGCATCGGCGGCGAGGAAGAAGCAGAGGAAAGCCCAGTTGTACAAAGAATTGATTTATCTGCAGCCGAAGACGAAGAAGGTCAGCCCGCAGAAAACGAGCCAATTGAAGTTGAAATTGATTTACCTGCGTTAAGCGCAGCTATTGACCAGCTTGAAGCTGGCGAAGAAGATGTTGGCGGACTGGAAGGATTTGAAGACATAGAAGGTTTGGGTGCAGCAGGTGCTCCCGACGAAATGACCGCACCAGAAATGGCACTTCAAGAAGATGAAGAATATTCATTAGATGAACAAATTATAGCCAAATTAGCCGAAACATTAGCAGTTGATCTTAGCACACCTGATGCTGGTCTGGGCGGAAGAACCACCCCAACATCACGAGTCAGAGAAATGGAAGATGTTGGCTTGGCAGCTTTGCGCGATGATGAACTAGCAGAAGAAAACGAAGAACTTAAAAAAGTACGCGACGAATTGATGGAACAAGCAAAGAAATATAAATCAAAAACCGCAAAACTTACAAAAACAATATTAAATTTGAAAGAGCGCGTAGGAAGCGTAAACTTATCAAATGCAAGATTACTTTACACGAATCGTGTTTTGAATAGCACCTCCTTGAATGAGCGACAAAAAGAGAAAATTGTCGAATCTATTTCAAAAGCCGATTCGGTGGAGGAGGCGAAGGTTATATACGAAACCCTTCAAAGCGCAGTGGGAGTATCGAAAGATAATAAAGCTCCAAAATCACTCCGCGAAGCAGTATCAAGACCTTCATCAACTTTGCCAAGACGGCAAAATAATAATACAAATACAGCTAATCCCGCACTTGTGCGAATGAAAAAATTAGCAGGTATCGATTAAACAATTAAGGAGGTAAAATAGATGTCTGTATTAAAAAAATTAACTGAAGGCATTGTTAGTCGTGATCTACAGAAGGAAGGTGCTGCTCTTCTCTCCAAGTGGGAAAGAACAGGACTTCTAGAAGGGCTCAATAATGAGCATGGTCGTGATACAATGGCTCGGTTGCTTGAAAATCAAGCAAAAGAGTTACTTCGTGAGGCTTCAACCATGGCAGCAGGCGATGTTGAAGGATTTGCGGCAGTAGCATTCCCAATTGTTAGGCGTGTATTCGGCAGCTTGGTTGCAAATGAACTTGTTTCAGTGCAGCCCATGAGCTTGCCATCTGGACTAATCTTCTTTCTAGATTTCCAGGTGACACCCGGTACAGCCCCTCGATTGGGCGAAAACGACAACGATTCACTATATGGTGGCGGTGTTGTTGGTCAGCAACTCACTGGAGGTGTGGACTTAGGAGACACAACTGCGGCTAACGCAGAGCGTGGCTTCTATGCCTTAAACCAAGGATATTCCTCACCGACAGGTTCTTACACAACCACTGGTGCAACATTCACTGTTCTAGCATCAGGTACATTTGGTGGTGTCTGGTATCTTTCTTCACAAGGTGGAGCAAATAAACTAGCCGCTGTCGATGGTTCCGGTTCAGTAGGCGCGGACATGGACGCAATTTTGCGCTATGATCCAGACCTGACATCCGGTTCAACTAAGTGTGTAATTGGTAGATTGGGAACGTCCAATCTAACACAGTGGAACAAGGATAACCTTGTTGGTGTTGTAGTTTCCGGTTCTAAGACTGGTCTAGGCAACGGTAAGCGTCATGGCTCACTACCCTTGGGTGGTACACAGCTACGCCGACTTACACAATATAGTGGTTCTCATAAGGGTTCTCCCAATGAGGCACAACTACTAATTGTTGCTGTTGGTACTGGTAGTGCGAACTTGGAAGACTTATCGTCTTCACTATGTGTTGGCGCACCTAAGATCTTCTTCCCGGAAGCAGATGATTTCGCAGGTAACCCCGCTGCTGCATCCAACGAAGCCATTGGTGCTGTTGTTGGACAGTCAACATGGGGACTTGAGAATGACGAAGGAATTCCCGAGATTGATATCAAGGTGGACTCCATCAGCATCACTGCTGTAACCAAGAAGCTCAAGGCTAAGTGGACACCCGAGTTAGGACAGGACTTGAACGCCTATCACAACTTGGATGCCGAAGTCGAGCTAACCAGTATTCTATCCGAGCAAATTGCTCTAGAGATCGATAGAGAAATTCTTGAAGATCTTGTTAAGGGTGGAACTGCTGGTGTTCGGTATTGGTCACGTCACGCAGGCAAGTTCGTTAACCGCACCACTGGTGTTGAGGTTGGCGCAACAACTGCTACGCCTGACTTCACTGGTACAGTATCCGAGTGGTATGAGACACTTGTTGAAACAATCAACGATGTTTCAGCACAAATTCACCGCAAGACTCTACGCGGCGGCGCTAACTTCTTGGTGTGTTCACCTGAAGTTGCCAACGTTCTTGAGTTCACGGCTGGATTCCGTGCAAACGTCACAGCAGATGCTGACAGAGGTTCTGTCAGTGCTGTCAACGTCGGTAATGTGTCTAAGAAGTTCGATGTCTACGTCGATCCCTACTTCCCACGTAACGTGGTTCTAGTAGGTCGCAGAGGCAACAGCTTCTTGGAGAGCGGCTATGTATACGCACCTTATGTGCCACTACAGGTCACTCCCACTATCTTTGGTACGGAAGACTTCGTACCCCGTAAGGGCGTGATGACCCGCTACGGTAAGAAGATGGTGCGTCCAGACCATTACGGTCTTGTCATCTGTCTAGACCTTGTTGGCTAATTAGCAAACAAGCACCTAGCATACTAATGCCCCCGCCTTTCGGCGGGGGTATTTTTTTATAAAACATGTGGTATTCACACGGGAACAGACTATATATAGATAAAGCACTTTGGTGTATTGGAGGAAATTATTAATGGCTAAAAGACTATCTCACGCTTTATTAGAAGCTAGATTGGAGGGATTTGCAGAAGAACTTGATTTGTCTAACACGACAATTAAGGATGCTGCCTATACAGGGTTTGTCAAAGGAACCGCAACGGTTTCGTTAACGGCAGCACAAAGCGGAAGAACTATTATAGTTGGACCCCTTGCTGCTGGTTTAGCTGCCGATTCCATTTTTTCGCTTCCCACTGCAGCAGACGGACTTCAGTACAGGTTCGTGTTTGTCGGCGGCGCAGCCGATGCCCAAGACTTTCAGGTTAATACTGGCTCTGACACCAACTTTTATATTGGTGGAGTTTCGCAATCCGATCCAGACAATGGCGGTGACGATATGGTTGTTTATCATCCAAATCTTTCATCGAACTCTAGAGTCAATCTTCTCACCCCAGATGCGGGAACGTGGGTTGAGGTTTATTGTGATGGAACCAACTGGTTCCTAGCTGGTAGCTTGGTTTCTGCCACGGACACCGGGGTCACTTTCGCGGATAACTAAAATTTAATAATATTTTATATTTTAACCCCCCTTTTGACAGGGGGGTTTTTATTTTATAAAACTATATTTTCCTTGTCCAACTCACTATTTATGATAGCGGAGGTATATATATGGCAACGGCACCAACCTTAACACCAAAAAGTACTACTAATGCATCTACACTAACTTCAACAGGTAGCACATCATTAGTTGCAGCCGCATGTCCATTTGGGGTTTATACGTCATCTGCAGGCTTTCTCTCTGGAGCCTCATCACAAGTTGCTTATACTTATAAAAAGCTTGGTGGTGATGTCTTAGATTTAGAAATTAAAGCCGACAATGTTTATGCCGCATATGAAGAAGCTTGTTTGGAATATTCTTATATTCTTAACGTGCATCAAGCAAAAAATGTTTTATCTGATATGCTTGGAGATTCAACTGGCACATTTGATCACAAAGGTGAAATGTCGGACAGTACTCTTTCATCAAGTCTTAGCGGAACAAATGTAGCTCTAAAATATCCTAGGATTGAGTTTTCTTATGCACGTAGGTTTGGTCAGGCGATGTCCAAAGAGGCAGATGCGGGGGGCACAGAGACTGTGTATTCGGGCTCTTTTGAAAGAATAGCCGATGTGCAAGATTATGATTTACAAGCAGCAATATATTCCGCCTCCAACGATAATTCAGATCCCGCCACTGGACATCCAGTGCCGTATGCTGGCAAGATTGCAAGCGGCAGTGTAACCAAAGTTATTATTAAAGATGTTTATTATAAAACACCGCATGCTATGTGGAGATTTTTTGGCTATTATGGTGGCTTAAATACAGTTGGAAACCTTGCAAATTATGGTCAATATGCAGACGATTCTACATTCCAACTTGTTCCAGTGTGGCAAAATAAAGCACAATCAATTGCATTCGAAGACGCGATTTATACAAGAAATTCTCACTATGCATATGAATTACATAATAATAATTTAAGAATATATCCAACACCCGTTACTACAAGTCCTAAATATTTTCATTTTAAATTTACAATCGATACAGATGTTTGGGAAGAAGATGGCGACAGAACAACAGGGGTAGAAGGTATTAATAATATGAATACCTTGCCATTTGCTAATATATCATATGAGAATATTAATTCTATTGGGAAGCAATGGATTAGACGATTTGCGCTATCTTTAACAAAAGAAACGTTAGGACAAATAAGAAGTAAATTTGCCGCTATCCCAATACCAGGAGAATCTGTAACCCTTAATGGCTCCGATTTGATGAGCCAAGCCAGAGAAGAACAAGACAAACTAAGAGACGAATTAAAAACAGTATTAGATGAATTAACTTATCAGAAACTGTTAGAAATGGATGCAACAAAAGCGGAGTCGGTCACTACCATACAGCAGGGCGCTCCAATACCAATATTTTTGGGGTAAAGGAGTAAACTATGTCAGGAGGCAACAAATGGGATCAGCCAGATAATCCGCCCCCCCCATTATTTATAGGGGAAAAAGAAAGAAATTTGGTTAAACAAGTTAATGACGAATTAATTGAAAGAGTAATTGGTCAACAAGTTGTATATTATCCGCTAAGTCGGGAACATACAAATTACCACGATATATATGGCGAGGCTATTGAAAAAACATTTCTCTCACCTATACGAGTTCATGTTTTAGTAGACTATGAAGGACTACAAACAAAGGCAGATACAGCTATTGGAATGGACAAAATATCCAACATTACTGTTTATTTCCACAAAAGAAGACTAACAGAAGACCAAGAACTATATGTTAGAGAAGGGGACTTTGTTTACTACGGCGATATATACTATGAAATTGTTAGCTTATCTGAGCCAAAACAATTATTTGGTCAGGTTGATCATCAATTAGAAATTGTTGCTAAATGTATTAGATCTAGAGAGGGACTATTCGATGCCTGTTGATGATGAATATTATGAGTCTGATCATTATGAGAACAAGACTCAAGAAATAGAAATTAGACCTTCTACAATTGAGACTATTGATCGCGCCTTATTCGAATATCTTGATAATCTAGAGATTCATACACAAACCAATAAGGGCTGGATTCCGGTACCTATTATATGGGCAGGCGCAGAGCGTGCTTTTCAGATTAAAAACGAACAAGATGTGCGCGATGTTAAAGGTGCCATAAAACTTCCATTAATTGTGATAGAGCGAACATCGATTGTTAAAGATTTAGAGAAAAAGGGTTCTATTAGAGGGTTGGGAAATCCCATGAGCGATCATAAAAATGGCAACATAACAATTGCCAGAGTTATCAATCAAGACAAAACGGCTAATTTTGTTAATGCGGAATCAAAAAAAATGACTGGACCCATGGGCAAGAGAAATGTAGGACATGGGCAACTTAATTTTCCGCGCAAAACTAAAAAAGTAGTTTATAAATCTGTATCAATCCCAATTCCACTATATTTAGAATTAAATTATAAACTCACTTTGAAGACGGAATACCAACAACAAATGAACGAAATGATAATGCCGTTTATGGTATCCAGTGGACCAATAAATTATCAAGTACTATCAAAAGATAACCATAAATATGAAGCTTTTTTTGAATCAGAGTATGCAGTCGAAAACAATATCACATCTTTAGGCGATGAAGAGCGTTCATATAAGACCGATATTAATGTGCGTGTACTCGGTCATATCATAGGCTCAGGCAAAAACCAAGATACGCCCAAAATTGTACATAGAGAAAATGCGGTTGAAGTAACATTTCCTAAAGAGCATGTCATACTTGGAGATGTGCCACAGCACAGAAAAATCTCAGGAAGCGCAGATCCGTTTTATAGAGAGTAATTTGGATTTTAGGCATTTTGTAGACTATTTACTATCGACAGACCGCACCCAAATTAAGTGTCATAAGGAGATCATTACGCATGTCAGATGTAAGAAAATTTAAATTTGTTTCTCCAGGCGTCTTTATTGATGAAATTGATAATTCACAATTACCCGCAACGCCTGAGCCAATTGGACCCGTTATAGTTGGCAGATTTGAAAAAGGACCAGGATTAAGACCAGTTAAGGTGGAATCCTTTTCAGAATTTGTTGAAATTTTTGGTAACCCATCCGCAGGAGGTAGAGGCGGAGATGTTTGGCGTGACGGCAACTACATGGCTCCTACTTATGCGGCATATGCAGCACAAGCATATTTAAGAAATAGCTCCCCTGTAACAATTGTTAGAGTACTGGGAGCACAGCATGCCGATGTAACAGATGGCGGTGGTGGTGAAGCGGGATGGAGAACAGATGAAGGCGGATCAACCACCGAAAAGTCGAATGCCGCAGCCATTGGCTCCAATGGTGGTGCTTATGGACTGTTCCTGATTAACTCAGCCGCTGCTGGTACCACGCCAGCAACAGGCGTATTGGCTGCAGTTTGGTATCTCAACGAAGGTGCAATTGCCTTATCTGGTACTTTGCGAGGCGGCAACATAGTAACAGGAGCCGCAGGACTTTTTCAGTCAACTGACGCCAAGAGACAGTTTAGAGCCATCATTAAAGATAAGAGTGGCAATATCGTAGAAGACACGGCATTTAACTTCGCTAGATCTTCCGACCGATACGTTAGAAAAGTGTTTAACACAAACCCAACTCTTACCAATCACGATGTTACAAGAACCAACCAGCGAAAGAAGTACTTCCTAGGACCAACTTATGAACGTCATGTGGAAAGATATGTGTCCCAGACCGGTTCAGGCGGTGTATACGGCATGATCCTTGGACTACAAAGTGGCTCCTCTGGCGTTGGTTCAAACTTTAAGTTTGGCACACAAAATGCACGAACTGGCTGGTTTATATCACAAGATATTACAACCAACAGTGGTACTTTTGATGCGGAACAGCAAAATAAATTATTTAGATTACAGGGAATTAATAATGGAGAATGGGAACAAGCAAATATTAAAATTTCTATTCAAGATCTTAAATCCTCAACGAATACCTTCGACCCATACGGCTCATTTTCTGTGGTAATACGCAGAGCCGATGATCACGATGGAGCGGTACGAATTCTTGAAAGATACAGCAATGTCACATTGAATCCATATTCATCAGATTATATTGGTAGGCGAATCGGTACTCAACATATTGTATGGGATGATACTGATAGAAGGTATCGTACATATGGAGCATACCCAAATAAATCAAAGTATGTTCGTGTCGAAATGAATGAAGATGTAGACGCTGGCTCTACAGATCCGACCTTGTTGCCTTTTGGCTTCTTCGGACCTGTTAGATTTACAGGATTCGTTGTTCTTTCCGGCTCCGATAAAGCGATTGACATCAGCGGCGCACCAACTGATAACAGCACCACAAACGACTTTGAGAATGTAGCGGTCGCTGGAGATACTAGTATTTGCCAATCAATTGCGGGTGCATATGGCGGCTCGCCCTTAGTAGAAGTGGGAACAGCTTCAGTAGGAATGGCAATTACAGCTTCCTTCCTGTTTCCATCTATTCCGTTGAGAGTGTCAGCATCAGATGGTGATATGGCAAACCCCCAAGAGGCGTATTTTGGAATCGACACTACGCAAGCAGGCAACAATAGATTTGACCCAAGCTATAAAGATACGGTTAGAGTACTACCTGATTATGCAGATTCATTCAGCACGGGCGATGCTACGGAGTTCTCCTTTGTGTTTACTTTGGACGACTTGATTCCCACTGGATCAGTTGGCGCAGTATATGTGTCAGGCTCTAGGGCGGCAGAAAATTCATTCACAGCAATTAGCGCATCTTATAAGGGCGTTTTGAACAATGGCTTTGATAGGTTCACCGCTCCAATGTTCGGAGGGTTCGATGGACTCGATATCTATGAAAAAGAGCCACTGAGAAACGAATCTATTGGGACTTCAGATGCAAGCAACTATATTTATTACAGCTTGAAGCGAGCCATTGACACTGTTTCGGATCCCGAAGTTGTAGAGATGAACTTGCTTTCTGTACCCGGAGTTACCAAGACCGTCATTACTGACCATGCGATCAGGGTTTGTGAAAGTCGAGGCGATGCTCTAGCTATCATTGATGTAGAAGGTGGCTATACTCCAAATACGGAAAACACAAAATCTGAGACTGCTCGCAAGGGAGATGTTACAACAACAGTAAACAACATGCGAGATAGAGAGCTAAACACAAGCTATGGCGCATGTTATTATCCCTGGGTACAAATTAAAGATACCATTAGTGGGGCGCAATTATGGGCTCCGCCCTCAATCGTGGCTATTGGAGTGCTATCAAGCGCTCAAAGAAAATCTGAATTGTGGTTTGCCCCTGCAGGGTTTACCAGAGGCGGATTATCGGAAGGCGCAGCAGGACTCCCTGTCACTGGCATCCGCCAGCGCTTGACATCTAAAGAACGCGACAAGCTATACGAGGCAAATATCAACCCCATTGCTCAATTTCCAGCCGAGGGTATTGTAATATTCGGACAAAAGACATTACAAGTAACGCCATCTGCATTGGATAGGGTTAATGTGCGCAGACTTCTAATTTTCATCAAGAAAGAGATTTCTCGGATGGCTGCGACAACGCTATTTGATCAAAATGTTTCTTCAACTTGGAATCGATTCAACGCTCGCGCAAGAAGCTTCCTTGAAAGTGTAAAGGCGCGATTTGGACTAGAAGATTATAGATTAATTCTGGACAGCACAACAACCACACCAGACTTGATTGATAGAAATATCATGTATGCTAAAATCTTCTTAAAGCCAGCCAAAGCAATTGAATATATTGCAATTGATTTTACAATTACAAATTCTGGAGCTTCTTTTGAAGATTAATAGGAAAAATAAATATACAAGGCTAGTTATCATAAAGGAAGGAGATAAACAATAATGGCAGAAACAAGCGCAAATAATTTTTGGAGCAATCCAACATTAGAACCGAAAAGAGGATTTCGGTTTATCGTGGAATTTGGTTCTGATGGCGGGAATCTATCAAAATGGGTAGCTAAATCTGTCAGCAAGCCGGGTTTCACTGTAACAGAGACACCACATCAGTATTTAAATCACACTTTTTATTATCCCGGTAGAGTAGAGTGGGGTACAGTTGAGGTAACTTTGGTTGATCCGGTAAATCCCGATGCAACTGCTATGCTATACAGAATGCTTCTCGGAGCAGGCTATAATTTTCCTTCTAATGTCGCTGAGGCTCAGGCAACAACCATATCAAAAGCTGCCGCAGTTGGACCAGATTCACTAAATCAGGTCGTTATTAAACAACTCGGACCAGCCCCAGAATCGTCAGACCCAGACAACTATGTAGTTGAGCAATGGTACTTACATAATCCATTCGTTACAGAAGTGAGTCTAGGTGATCTGGATTATGGAACAGAGGATCTTGTATCAATAAGCGTAACACTTCGTTACGATTGGGCAATAATGGAAGTCTCTGGAGATGGTACAGTTGGAAATAGTCCACAAAAATTAGTGTAAAACTAATAAATTTTAAATTAAAATATAATTACTATAAGAGGTAGAAATGACAGTACGCAATAACGAGGAGCGTCTAAACACTCCCGAAGTTGAGCCGCCTGTGAGCGCTGCTGCGCCGCAGCAACAGCAGGTTGCGCAACCAAAACAAGAAGAATCAAATGGATTACAGTTTGTAACGCCAACAGAGTTTGTTGAACTTCCATCTAGAGGCAAGTATTATCCAGATACACATCCGCTTTATAATAAAGAAGTGATAGAAATCCGTTATATGACAGCTAAAGATGAGGATATTCTTTCATCACAAACATTATTACGAAAAGGAATAGCAGTAGAAAGATTGTTGCAAAACATCGTGTTAGACCAAAGTATTAGAGTTAATACATTATTAATTGGCGATAAAAATGCAATATTATTAGCAGCTAGATGTTCGGGATATGGTGCAGACTATAAAACACAAGTTGACTGTCCAAAATGTGGCACAACCAATACACATACTTTTGATTTAAATGAACTTTCATCAACCAACATGACAGAAGGCAGGCGCGAACTTAGCGTTACAGAAACTGCAAATGGGACATTTATAACCATATTGCCAAAGTCGGGTGTCAACGCTGAGTTTCGTTTACTAACTGGTGAAGATGAAGTAAAGCTCACAAAAACCGCCCAGCGAAGAAGAAAGAATGATTTGCCCGATACCGCCATTACCGAACAGCTTAAAATAGCTATAGTGTCAGTAAATAATGAAACAGATAAAAGAATAATAGAACAATTTGTTGACAACATGCCAGCATTTGATTCACGCTATTTTAGAGCACTTTATGCTGATATAATGCCAACTATTGATTTGATACAATCATTTGTGTGTAACGAGTGTGGGTCAGATGAGGAGGTAGAAGTCCCGTTTACAGCGGACTTTTTTTGGCCTGGATAATAAATATATGCAATCTGTTTATGAGGAAATATTTTTCCTTATACAGAATGGCAACTGGAATTTTTCTGAAGCGTATACTTTACCGCTCGGCTTGCGCCGTTGGTTTGTTTCGCGCTTATTGAAACATTTAAAAGATGTAAATCAGCCAGCAGAAAACAATAATAAAATGACTAAGCTTCCTAGAGGCAATCATAAATTTTAAAGCGGGATTTGACCCGCTTTTATTTTTTTCCTACACTATTTATTATACGCCAAGGAATATTTTACATGAACGATGATAGCGATAAAGAATTAATTCCAATTATTATTGATTTGCAACAATTAAAAAATAGCGATGGACAAGTTAATGAACTGTTTAATGTGCTGGGAATGTTCGGTACCGCTGTTGAAATGATGCTTAAAGCAATGTTTGGAAATGTTAACATTCCTGTAAGGGTACGGGGTAACAAATCAGAAATAGATGCCTTTATGTCTGCCTTATCGCGTGAAAAAAGATATCTAGATGCTGCCAAACAGTACGGACTTACTGATCCCAAAGTCATTAAGAATAAGGCCAAATTAGATTCGGCAGCTAATAAATTTTTTAGTAAAACAGGGATTAAATGGCCATTTAAATAGGAAATTATTATTATGAAAATGAAAAGTGATGAATTAGAAAGAATAATTTTTGAAGCAACAGAACAGGTTTTAGCTGAACAGGGCTTGGGGAGCCGTCTTAAATCTGCATGGTCTGCTCTTAAAGGCGACAAAGGCAAGGAAGGCGGCGGCACTGTGGGAAAAAATCTGCAGGCTGCCGAGAAGGCTGCTAAGGGCAAAGAAGCTGCTGCTAGCGACATTACAGGCACAGCGGCTGGACAGCAACTGTATGATGCAGTATACTCCACAATACAGGATGATTTTGTTAAAATTAAAGGCTATATTGATAAGCAAGATATGACATTCGCTAAGAAGCTTATGGCTCACATTGACGCCAGGACGGGCGACTTTACAGATGTCGGCAGCGGTGAAGCCCCCGAAGAAGAAGAAGGCGAAACAAGAAGAGCTGGATTTGTTCAAGAATCGCTCATCAAGGCAATTCATGATGCTTTAGCAACACTCTAAGAGGAATAATTAATGGCGACTAAAGAACAATTAGAGATTGAACAACGCTATAATAGACTCTTGGAGGAGCAGGAAAAGAAAAAAGAAACGCTGAAAAAGCTTGACATGGATACGTCTGCTGTAGATAAACAAATAAAAGCATATAAAGATATGCAACAGAATCTTCAGACAGTTTCCGAGCAAATCGAAACCCTCGGCGGTATCACCGGAGCGTTTGGAGAAAAATGGAGAACCGGCATTGCCGGTTCTTTTATTAACGCTGCCGAAGCGGCAGGCGAAGCGAGCATGTCTCTTGGCGACTTGGGCGGCATGCTTAAAAACACTTTTAGTCTTACAAACTTAATGGGAAATGCATTCGAAGGAACAGTTCAACAGGTTATCATATTCACAAAAGCGAATTATGATGCGGCTGCAAGTTTTCACAAGACAACGGGTGCTTCGAAAAGCTATACCAAACAATTAAGAAACGTAAATAAAGATTTAATGGGTTTAGGCATCACCATGGCGGAAGTATCTGAGGCTGCTGCTCCACTATATGATACTTTTACAGATTTTACTAAGTTAAACAAAGAAACATCGGAAGCGGTTATTAATACTTCAGCAGTACTGCAAAAGCTGGGCGTGGCGGGACAAACCAGTGCGCAAAGCATGCAAATGCTAACAAAGGGTATGGGCTTTACTGCCAAAGCAGCCAACAGACAAATGGGTAAAATCGAAAAAGCGGCTGGCGATTTAGGTATTAGCTATACAAAAATGTTTGACGATTTTACCCAATTTGGAGGCGAATTTGCACAATTTGGCAAAGACGGTCCTGCCCTGTTCAATGATATGGCTGCAGCCGCAAAGTCCACCGGAATAGAAATGGGCAAATTAGTGGAAATCACACAGGGGTTGCAAACATTTGAAGGTGCAGCCGATGCGGCAGGGCGACTTAATGCATTAATGGGAGGCGATTTTCTTAATAGTGTGGACCTAATGACTTCTGCTTTAGAAGATCCAACCCAAGCAGTGGAACAGATGCAAAACGCATTGATCTCATCATTCGGATCTTTCGATGATATGTCGCCTGCAATGGCACGGGCAGCAGCAGAGGCAGCAGGGTTCGGTAGTGATGTTAACGCAGTTCAAGCATTAATGGCAGGCAATCTTACGGCGTATCAGGAAAAGGAACGCAACCAAGCAAAAGAACGCGAGGAGATAATAGCACGCGGCATGTCCTTGATGGATCAAATGACGAGAATAGGTCAACAATTAGCGCGTGCCTTTGAGCCTTTCTTCCAGTTGCTTATGCCGGTTGTCGAACTCTTCGGTGACTTCCTGGCGATTGGAGAAGGCAAGATGGGTATTTTCGTTGGGCTTGCACCTGCCGTCTGGATGGTTGCCACGGCGATGAAAGCGATGTGGTTTGGGATGAGGCGCATCAAAAATGATGGGATAAAAACCGCTTCCAACATCGCAGGCTGGGCTGCTCAGCAACTTAATTTAAACACTCAGGTGAAGGGCACCAAGAAAAATGTAACGTTGCTCGGCAGGACACTGAAATCAGATAACAGAGCCCGTAAATCAAATACGAGAGTAATTAATCGTCAGACTAGAGCGATCAACAAGCAAAATATCGCATTGGCAACGAACAGGTCGCTCGGCGGTGGTCGAGGCAGAGGCGGAGGCGGCGGAGGTGGCTTCGGCGGACCCGGCGGCGGTGGCGGCGGCTTCCCCGGCGGCGGAGACGGTGGTGGAATCGTGGGGACTGCGATGGATGTGGCGCAAACAGTCAGCAGCAGCAGAACAGCAGCAAGAGTAGCCCCGACAGCCGCCAAGACAGTGGCTAAAGGCGGGCTACTCCGTGGAGCTATCAGCGGAGTTGGGAGCGCGATTGGAGGAGCCGGAGCCGCGATTGGAGGATCCTCGCTGGTAAAGGGGTTTACTCGATCACGGGAAGCAGGCGGCGGAATACTATCAAGTCTCCGCAGGGGTGTCTCGGGAACCGTTAAAGGTATCACAAGGGGCAGAGGGCTCGGTGAGATGGTGCGAGCCGCAGGTACGGGCGCAAGGGGACTCGCTGGCAGGGCTGGAACGGGACTCTTGACGCTCGGTGTAGGTGATGATGCAGCGAGGATGCTTGCCCCTCATTTGGGTAAAGTCTTAAAAAGTCTTCTTAGAGTCGGACCAGTTACAGCAATGATTGAAACGGTCATGGCAGCGCGTGATATTAAAAGGATGATGGACACTGGCGTTCGTGGTGAGATTCTTGAACAGGCAATAGGAAAGCGAGCAATGGAAGCCCTCGGTGGAGCAGGCGGCGCAATGCTCGGTACATGGGTTGGCGGGATGGCAGGTTCAGCGATTCCTGGACCGGGCACTGCTGCAGGAGCATTCCTTGGGAGCATCGGCGGCGCGATGTTAGGAAAAGCCCTCCTGGGACTGCTTGCGAACGCCTCACCATCGACGGCACAGAAATTCGGAGGCACGATCAATAGGATGTTTGGTCCAGATGCTGCACGCGATACCACTGAGGCGTCGGTTACAGCTAGGCGACGAGGGGGACCAGCAACCGGGTTAACTTTGGTTGGCGAAGGAGGTCCAGAGATATTATCTCTCCCCCCAATGTCTAATATTATTAATAATAATAACGCCACGCAGATGGCGGCAGCAGCCGCAGGGGGAGAATTAGGAGGCGCAAATCAACAACCTATTGAAATTGTTATTAACATTGATGGTGAAGAAAAAATGCGCAAAGTCATTGGCGACGAACTAGGACTCACTGGCGGCGGCTCTGTGGTAGAAATGTTACGACTTTCACTATAAATTTTAGTTAGAACCTAGTTACGGTATATAGGAGAATTTATACGTGTCAACTATATTAGATGCACAACAGGGACATATTAGCAGCCAACTTGGCACTAATGATACGGATGTTGTTGAAGCCCAGCCGACAGAATCCGCGCCACTTATTAGCGATTCCGGGGTTGATTCCTTAAAAAATAAAAAACTTCATCTGCTTACATTTGAACACATGGCATCAAGGGATTCAGTTAGTTTTCCTGCCATGATAAAATCATTTCAAGACGCTTTTAAATCTAAATGGGCTTCAGAGCAAGTTTACGGTCGCATGGATCCTTTTTATATTTTTGAAAATACCAATAGAACAATTTCAGTTTCTTGGACAATACCTGCTTATTCTATAGGGGACGCGCAACATAATTTAAATAGAATAAATAAACTTTCTAAAATGCTGTATCCACTTTATGACCACAATGGCAACCTCCAAACAGCACCGCTATGGAGGGTTAAATTTGCCAATTTAATAACTGATGTCGCAACAGGTGATGGACTTGTATGTGCGTGCAATGGGTTTACATTCCAGCCAGTTATAAACGACGGATTTTTTGATCCAGAGCCTGGATTATTATTGCCAAAAAATATATCAATAAGCGTGACTCTGAATGTTCTACACACTCATAAATTGGGGTATGAAAATAAAGCACCATTTACAGAGCCCATGTGGCGAAGCACATTAGAAAATGAAGAATTTGGTAGCTCCTTTCCATATCACCACGGACTTCAAATGACCTCGCCATCTTACGGGGAAGAAACCGCTCCAATAGATGATTCGGGATTAGGAGGATCTGGCGCGACTCCACAAGAAGATGAAGATGATCTTGGTTCGGGAGAAGCAGAGCCCGTAGGGGAACCCGAGGAAGAGCTTGCTGATGCAAACTCAGAGATTTTGGGAGGCAGCCAATGGATGGCGTAAAGGGGTGGATAAATAATGGCATCTTCTAGATATTCAGGTCGTAAAACTTTTAATAATATCAGCAAACGATACAAAGAGATGTTTAAGAATCGAAACGTAAATCGTATTA